CTACAAGTCCTTGGTTTCCCTGCATACTTGCACTAACTATATGCCCTCCCTTAGCCACTACAACATGTCCTGTAGATGGGTTAGAGAATGTTAATTTTACTCTATTATTATCAAGTAAATTTATAGTTTCGGGAACAAAGTAAAAATCAGAATTATCATAAGCAGATACTATTACATTTTTAGAATTGAAATTATGCTGTACAGTAATTGATGACGTAGATGCAAAAGATGCCGCCACAGTACTCACCTGGGCTATTGTTACATCACTAAATGATAAATTACCTAAACCATCAGTTCCTAAAACTTGTCCAGAAATTCCATCTGATGCAGGATATAATAAACCACTTGCTGTTAAAGATGTAGATATATTTAATCTATTAAGCTCTGCGTTTGAGCCACTAACTAAAACTTTTTTCCAGTTTGGCATTTATTTATGTTTTATTATGGTTGGTTACTTCTATTCGAAGCCCACTTCCCCATAGGGCCAATAATAAATTTTATAATTATTTTACATTATTATTTTTTAATTCTTCGTAATAACTTTGTAATTTTAATATTAAACTATAAACAAAGTCTATTTGTTTTATTTGCATACTAGATTCTCCTAATGTAGTTAAAATAAACTCTACTTCTCTTGTCGTTAAAGATACTGTAGAATTAATTTTTTTAGATAAATCATAAGAAGAATTAATTTCTTTTGTTCTGTTTGAAACTTTTTGAATAATACCCATTACTAATTTTTTAAACATATATAAAAATTTCTGAATTATCTATTCTTATATTTCCTGGATGGTCTGCTTTATTTGTTGCCGCATTAATTTCGGAACCCTCATAAACTCCAGCAACATAATAAGAAGGTGAAACAGTTCCGGTTGTATTAGCTCCTAGATTTCCTACTACAGACAATCGACCATCATTTGTATTATAACTACCATCCCATACTAAAGCAGAACCACTCTGGGCTATACCTGTACTACCTCCAAAAATAATACCTGAATCTCCTACGGTTGATGATCCGGATTTAAGTAGTATAAAAGCATCCTCAACAGCTAGGTTAGCTACATTAAGGTACGTCAAATCTCCATTTACAACCAAGTCTCCTCCTACAGTTAAATCATTAGTTATAACGACATCATTAGGGAGACCAACGGTAACTAAACCATTACTTCTAGTTATATCAATTTCGCTTAATGTACCTGAAACTTGTAGTACAGCACCATTGGCAGAATTGCCAAGAGTTATTAATCCGCTACTAGCATCAAAATCATCTGTATCAAAAGCAGCTAAACCTTTTGTTGTTCCATCGGCAGCAGCATTAGCGATATTTATAGTTACGGTATTATCTGTTACAGTAGTTGTAATAGGAGTTGTGCCTCCTAATACAGATAGTTTATCTACCTTTAAATCTAATACATCATTACCTGTAGATCCGCTTATTTTTAAAGAAGTTACAAGTCCTGTTAATCCCGAACCATTTCCAACAAAAGAACCAGAAAAAATAGAGCCGGAAACGATAGTATTTCCTAGGTTAAGTTTACCGGAACCATAAGTAAAACCTGTATTTTTTATCCTTCCACCGGGTCCAGACATTAATATATTAGTGTCTGTAAGATTTGATGCCGTTACAGCTGATACATGTGCGCTAGATCCACTAACTAGTATTTTTTTCCAAGTTGCCATTTCATTTTTTTTAAGTTTCTTTTATATAAATAGTTTATTGATTAAGATTAATTTAAACCAATCCAATAACTATAATCGCTATATATAATTCCTCCTTCACTAGCAGATGGTTTTGTAGCATAAGAACCTAATTGTAATACTCCTTTATTATTAACTTTTACGGAATTAAAAGATCCTGATTGTATTAGAAAAAAATCCGCTGAACTTGTAGTAGATCCTTTTATAATTAGTGAACCTGTTATTTGAGCTTTACCTGTGTAAGGGAAAGTTATTTTCTTTATGTTTTGATTAAAATTAACAATAGAAGATGTCAATATACCCTTAAGTCTTGACCCGTCCCCATCAAAAGAACCAGAAAAATACCCAGAACCAGAAAATATTGTAGGGAATAGTATCCTCATTATAATTATCTATTTTTAATAAGTAGTTCTAATTCTAAAATACTAGTTTTTAGCATTTCTATTTCTTCTTGCTGTTTTTTTATTGATTCAACTATAATAGCATCAAAATAAAAGGGTAGCGAGATAGTTTTTACTTTATTGTCTTCTATATACAGTTTTTCTTTCTCAGAAGACTCTTGTATTGTGACCCAAGAGGGAAATACATTCTCTAATTCATCTGCTATAAAACCTCCGGAGTTAAAATCATCTCGTAAACCATCTTTCCATCTAAAAGTAACTCCTCTTATTTTTTTTAATATATGTAGTGGATTATCTATGTCTTTTATATCTGTCTTTAACCTTATATCCGAAGAATCCGACCAAGATCCTCCAGTTGGTTTACCTGCACTATTTGTAGATAATTGTAATTGAAATGTAGGATTTGGAATTCCTATACCTATTTTACTACCGCTCTCATATATTACAGATCCATTGTAAGGTTCTCCTTTTTGTCCTTTTATACCGCTTGCAATACTTATAGAACCAGTAAATCCAATACCAAAATCAACTTCAACAGTATTATCATTTATTACAGAAAAAGATTTAGGAATTATATTATCTCCTAAACTATCATAGATAGTAAAAACAGGATATTGAATATCTAAATTATGAGATATGGAAATTAGACTCCCTTGAATAGAAGAACTATAAACAGCTTCTCCTAATTCTCCCTTATTTCCTTTAGGTCCAATAGATCCTTTACTCCCTTTTTGTCCTTTAAAACCTTGTTGACCAGCGGAAATACTTATAGAGCCGGTAAATGGTATGCCGAAATTTACTTGTACGGAATTTGGATTAATTATGGTAAATTCCTTAGGTATTACTTCTTTTCCTAAATTATCATAAATATTGTAAACAGGATATTCTAAATCTAAATTGTGATTAACTGTTACTAATACTCCTTGTAAAGAGGAGGTAAAAACAGAATCTCCCATTTCTCCTTTATCACCTTTTTCACCACCTCCGGTTCCTCCATTTAAAGCATAGGAGGCAGTTATAGCGTAGGAAGATGATGGTATGTTATATAACCTAGACCCGTCTCCATCAAAAGACCCGGAGTAATATCCCGAACCAGAAATAATAGTAGGCCTGTAAATTAGCATGATTAACCTTTAGTATAAATATTGCATAATGTATTAATTAAAAAGCCCCGCCAAATTTTTTTAGCGGGGCGTAAAGTTAGTCGTTAGGTTAAGCTAAGTCCTGTATTTTTGTCTTGATTGCATAGAACTTCGCCTGATTCCAAGCGAATACTTCATACAATTCTACTACAATGCCGAAGCCCTTAGTAACTGTATCAACTACTTTGTCTTGAGCTACACCTGTACGTTTTGAAATTTCTGCGTGTGCCTTTTTAGCTTCTTCCACACTCAAATTTTTAAGTTGGTTGATTGCCAAGGGAGCGTCAGAAATAATCTCTTGAACTTTAAAGAATTCAGGAGTCAACGCGATAAGATCAGGAATTACTTGGAATCCGTCAGCAAATACGTTTTTTACATTTTTTCCTAAGTCAATTACGTCGCAGATAGTGTCTACCACTTCGTCGTAACCTAAATCATCAAAATTTGCCATTTTATTAATTTTAAGAGTTAACTAATAATAACTATATTGAGATGTTCAAATTATATGCCATTTTATGTTAAATTAATTGTAACATATATCATCTTCTAATTTTCCGTGTACTTTTAAAACTGTTTTATGCTTGTATCCGGTTACTACATCAAAAGACTTTATGTTTTTTACTTCAGAATCAGCTATTTTTGTGAAAATATACCCTTCTAAAAAGCAGTAATTATAGATATATGAATTTATGTCATCTTCGGAATTGGAAAACAAAACCAAGATGTTTCCATGTACTAAAACTTCTACTTGTACATCATCTTCGGACTCTATATAATCTAATTCATCATCCATCCCATCTAAAAAACCATCTAGTTCTTCATCAGAGTAAGAAAAAGCATCAAAAGACTCCTCATTGTCGTCTAAGAATGTAAAAAAGTCATCTGCTTCAGTGGCATCTCCCGACATGTTGTCAAAAATGTCAGAATTCTCGGGATCAGCAGAAAATAGCATGTTAAATGTCTCCCTATTTAAATCAAAATTTTCGTCGGGATTTTTTAATAAGATGTTGTTGTAAAGAAACAATACTCTATCATGCTCCGACATGAAAGATAATGTGTCATTCAATTTTTTCTTTAAATTCATCCTGTAGCATTTGTTTTAGTTTATCTAACAAATCTTCTACATCATTGTTCTCATCTACATCCAAATCTATAAGGTACGGTACTAGGGCGTTTCCCTTATTGTCAAAAACATCTTTATTCGCATAAATGTAGAATTGACATTTTATAGATGGACATAATGTTATTTCTGCTCTAACCTCTCCATCGTCTCCTCCTACGGGTATTAAATTTTCTTTCTCTTTAAAATGTACTGTAAATGATTTTATTTTAAAGAATGCTTCCGGGAATATCTTTTTTAGATATACCATGTGTCCCATGTGTTCAAAATCTGATAATGCTTTTATCATTGTTGTCATAATGTGTAATGTGTTTTAATTTATAATCAATTATCAATAAATGTTTGTTACATGTTTTACTATAAATAGATTTTACATGTCTTTTTTAATTTTTTTTTATTTTACTGGGGGGCATGATTTTGTTTTTAGCATCCCCTCCAAAAATCTACATGTTAATAAAATGTTAAAATTTCATGATTATACATCAATAGTCAACCATTGTCAAAAAAATTATGTTAACATGCACCATGTCTAAATGTATATTCATGTTTAATGCTCATTTATATCTTTAAAACAAAATGATAACATCAATAACATGCAAATCTAACATAATTATATATGTAATTGTTTTCTTTATATTACATAGCATTCATGTAAAAACATGTAGATAATAAAAAAAATGCAAAAAAAGTTGATTATTCAAAAAAATTGACTACCTTTGTAAAAAAAATAACATGACCAAAGACTTAAAAACACAAAAAAGAATATCTTATCTTCTTTTAACCTGCGCTATTTTCCTAGCTTCCGTTGTAGGTTTTTTCTCTGTAAAAGGATTAGCCCAAGTTTTCGCCGGAGCAGGCATGGCAATAATTCTTTTAGGCGCCGGAATAGAAATATCAAAACTTGTCATCGCATCATTTCTTCATAGGTACTGGCATAAACTAACATTAGGATATAAAGTGGGGGGATTAATTTTCTTGTTCCTTGTCATCTTTGTAACATCTTCCGGAGTCTATGGTATTCTTTCTCAAGCATATACCGAGAACAAGAATAAGCTCATGGCATCTAAATCGGAAGTTGCATTAGTTGAAGAGAAAAAGAAATTCTTCATCGATAAAAAGAATGATCTGCAAAGTGAATATAAGCAAATTATTTCTGACATCGCTCAAACAAGATTGCAAAGAAATACAACATCTTCTGGAATGATGAGTGATTCAAAAGATGTTTATGTAGATAGCAGGGGAAGGACATCATCAAAATCAAATGCATCCACAAGAAAGGATTATTTACAACAAGTAGAAGGTCTTAACTCTGACATTGGAAAAATGGAGAGCAGAAGAGACGGAGTATATGTGGACATCACAAACATTTCTGATTCCATATTTAGTTACGAAACAAAGATTATAGAAATAAAATCAAGTAATGAAGTAGCTGTAGAACTTGGACCTCTCATTTACCTTTCCGAAGTTACCAATACAAGTTTGGACAAGGTACTATTTTGGTTTTTAATGGTTATTGTATTTTTAGCAGATCCCTTGGCTATCGCGCTATTAACCGCCTATCATTTCACACAAAAAGTAATACTAGAAGAAGATGAAAAAGATTCTGATAATATTGAAGAGAATCCTATTCCAGAAAAACCGAAAGAGAGAAGCCCTTTAGCAGAATTTTACTCGGATGATTTGACAAAAGAAGATACAAAGTATATTGATGATTTTAATGAAAAGTTAAAAATCACTAGTTCTTTTGCTGAATTTACAAGCTCTTTTGAACACTTGGTAAGTGGTTCAATAGTTCCTACAAATCCAAATAACTTTCAAGGTGATTTTTCCTGGTCAAGGTACATGGAGGCATTTCCAAAACCAAAAAGAAGAGGAAGACCTACAGGAAGTAAGAATAAAGTAAAAAATAATAGTATAGAGTCTATTAATGAATTTGAAGATATGACCATAGTAAAAGGATTTTTTAATGAAGTTTACTCATATTCTGATACAGCACTTGCAGAACAAGTTAGATTGGAAGAAGTAGTTACCGGAAGTTTTGAAAACATTACACAAGAAGAAATAGAATCAGATGTAGTAGAAGATATTACATTTGAGGCAATAGATGAAGATTACGATATATCTTCAGGAGAACCGGAAGAAGAAATTATAATAATACCTTCTATAAATAAATCAAAAAGTAGAAATTATAGAGAGCCTAAAGCTAATGTAAAAAAAAACTTTCTGAATCGGAGCTAAGAAACATGTCTCCAGCTCAGATAAAAGAGTGGAATGAAATAAACAAAATCTTATAATAAATTGTTACACAAAAAAAAGTTTTATGAAATCGGAAGAATTGTTTAAAGAATTTACAGATTTATTAGATTTACGCGTAGCTAGCGGAAGAAAAGAAAATTTCCTAAAGTTACTAGCAGACTATGAAACTACATTAAAAAGCGCTCCTGCTTCAATGTTTTTAGACAATAACTATTGTTACCAAGGAGGGTTATTACAGTTTTCAATTAATACCTATAATTTTGGATTAGGTCTTTGTAAATTATATAAATCTACCGACATTGCATTAGATTTTAATTTAGAGGAATTTACGATAGCTTCATTGTTTAATTCTATCGGGTTGTGCGGAGTAGACGAAGACCCTTTCTTTGTAGAGGAAACTTCTGACTGGCATAAGAAAAATATGAATAGAGGATATAAATTTAACGATGTAACTAAATTCCTAGTAGCGTCCGATAAATCTTTATACCTACTTCAAAAATATGTGACTTTATCATACAATGAATACGTCGCAATAAAAATTCAAGCGGGGCTTTACGATGATTCAGCATCCAAATATTTACAAATCCCAGAAACAAAAAAAGTAACTTTAGGATCTATCATCATGGCATCTACAGATGCAGCAAGACAAATGGTTTCTTCATAAAAAACAAAACATGCTAATACTATCAATAATAATAAACATAATACTTTTATACATAGCCATAGTAAACTTCTCTAAAAATGAAAAATTACTAATTGAGTCAGAGAAATACTTAAATGATTTAGAAAAAGAAAATGATAATTACTTTAATATAATACTATCCATAAGATCAAGAGTAAGAGATTCGCTAGACACAATGAGAACCTTAGATAGAATAGGTGCATTTGAATCAGACGATGAAGTTGGAACAGTATTTAAGCAATTAAGTCATACAATAGAGGAACTAGATTTACTTTTTACAGCAGATAAGAAGTAGTAACACAAAAAGTCATCTTTTAAGATGGCTTTTTTTTATAGATATAATATGAAAAAATTAAAGAAAAAAATGTACTTTGATGACACAGTACAAAATGCAATAGTAGAATATAATAAACTAGATTCACAAAAAGAAAAAAATAACTTATACGAATTAAATATATATCCTGCATTTTGTAAACTAGCTGAGAATTTAATAAACATGGGTAAATATATGTACATTGATTTACCGTATGAGGATTTACATTGTCAAGTAGTTTCCATGCTGACTATAAAAATGCACAGATATAATGAAGAAAGGGCTAAAGCGTATTCTTTTTTTACCCGGATTGCTATAAATTATCTTATCATGGAAAATAAGAAAGGGTATAAGAATAGAGTCGGAGAAGCGGAATTGTGGGAAATAGATGAAGAAAGAGATATAATAAATGAAGTAGTCACTAGACATTATAAAGATTCTTTAGATGACTTTATGAATTTATGGACCGAAGAATTATATGAAAAATTAAGATGCACTTTTAAAAATAATTTAGATAAAGCCATAGCAGATTCTATCATTGACATTTTTAAGCATCGAAAATCTTTATACGCATTTAATAAGAAAGCATTATATGTATTAATAAGAGAAAGATCCAATATTCCCATGACAAATACAAACAGAATCACTAAGATAGTAAAAATATTTAAAGAAGATTTTGATTTGCAATTTAATAAATACATGAAGAAATAATATGGAAGATATAAAATTATTTGATGATTTTAGCATGTCAAATCTCTTGAAAGAAATTTATGGCAATTCTAAAAAAAGATCAAAAGAATTAGATAAGACATTAAAAGGATTAGATGGAGTTGTACAAAGTGTAAATGATGCAGTAGTTATTCTACCGGTTGTTAAAGAATTTTTTGATGTGATGGTTAAAAATGACGATCAACTTATAAAAATGGCAGCTATTGTACAAAGAATGTATAGTAAAGCTTCATCTATATCAAGTGGCGATTTTAACTTAACAGAAGAAGAAAAAGAAATGCTACTTCAAGAGTTATCTCAAGAAACGCAAAAGGAGCTGACCGAATTAAAGATGCTACAAAAAGCGGAGGATAACTTATTAGACGAATTTCAAGACATAGATAAACAATTAGAAGATGGGCTATTTAGTATCGGCGGAAGTGATAGAGACCTCTAAGGCGTATGGTAAAAATCAAAAAGATGACAAAGGTAGAACACTTCCATTAGGCTCTGTAAAAATTAAGTTACACCCCAATTCTTTAATAGGGAATGTTCGCGCTCACTATGCTAGACCTTTATTCACTAACTTTAGAAATATACCTTTACGAGGAGAACATGTAGTTGTTTTTGAGCTTACTGGATATGATGGTACAGATGCTCCAAATTTAGATAAAGTACTATACTATATTCCTCTACCTATTAATTCAACTAATGATTCCGTAATAAATCAAATACCTCACGCTTCTAATAGATCTAAGTCATCTGATAATAAACCGGCACCTCCTTTTGTTACTCCTGGAAATACTTTCCCTAAGAGACCATATACTGCCAACTTTATGCAACCCTTTGAAGGTGACACTACTTTCACTGGTAGAGGCGGGTCTTCGATAAGATTAGGTATAGGTTCGGGCCCTCATCCACAACATGAGGTTCAACCCACATGGAAATCAGGAAAAGCAGGAAATCCAATAACTATAGTGGCTAATAAACCTGTAGGACCGAGTAAACCATTACCCAATGAAGTAAAAGATATACCAAATAGAGAAATAAAAGATTCATTATCCTATGCCATAGAAGACGCAGCTAATGATTTCTCTACTACTTATTGGACTTCTGACCAAGCTTTATCAAGATTTGTTTCGGTTAGAGCATGTCCTTCGCCTTTGTCTAGTATTCCAAGTTCCACTAAAGCTCAATCAGCTACAAATGCGGATAGAATTGTAATGCAAGCAAAGACGGATAATATGATGTTGATTGCAAAAAAAACAATGTATTTATCTGCTTCAAAAATACGACTAACTACAGATAAACATGATGTAGATTTTGATGACCTTGTAGATTTTGTTTTAGGCTTACATAGCGAAGTACAAGCATTAGCAGGCCCAGGAGGTATAACCACATCTCCTACTGGAGGGCCTTCTTTAGTTTCCCCACGACTACCTAGTATTATATCATTAAGACCCAAGTACACTATAAATCCTAGCAGAGGTGTTTGGGGTGGGGGATGTTCGCAAGGATTTCCACAACCTCCCTCATTACCTTCGAATTTTAAACTAGGAACTGACGGATTATCTAGGGTAGCTCCTACAGGCTTTACAAATAGCATACCGGGAATGGATGGCAAAACAGGAGGTTCTATAACCGCATCTCCTGATATGCCCGGAGGTACCGATTCTATTGCAAATTCAATAGGTAATCCATCTGTCGACTTACCTAATTTTTCTATTAATCCTAACAACGCTCTCCCCAAAATGAAACCGCCGGGAACTCCTGAAGGTGCTAGTAATTCTAATACAGAGCCTATTCCGGAAGTCGCAGGTAGCTCTACGGAACCGGACGGTTCTCCTGCTAATTTGCCCGATACGCCTCAAGGTGAAGGAACAGCTATACCACCTGGAACTCCCGGAAATCCTAGTGGACCTGGTGAACCCGGAGGACCTAGCGGACCCGGAACAGGTAATCCGGATAGCGCTCCCGGACAGCCCGGCGGACCCGGAGGACCTAACGGACCGGGTGGACCTGGATTTCCCGGTACTCCTTTTAATCCGGAAACTGATTTAATTAATATACCTGTAGATTTCATATACCCTGATGGTAAATGCTATGGTCATTTATTTAAGATAGTTTCTATTCTTAAAAGTAAAAGAACCTTAGCAATAGTATCAGATGTTGTTTATTTGATATTAGTTATAAAAGAAAATTGTAAACCTGGTTGGTATATAGTAGGAGATAAATTCAAGTATAATACAGATATAGAAAAATTACTTTCAACCAACTTGTTTATACTAGAAGAATCAATGCTTGTAGAAAAAAAGATATTAGTTAATTCAGATTGTATAAGAAAAGAACTAGAAGTTACTTTATACGAAGATAATTACGCTCATTTATCTCACGAATTAGTGGACTTAAATAAAATAGTAGAGGTTAATTTTTAAATTTATTATGCAGTTTAAATATTTATTATAAACATGGACAAGAATTCACTTATAAAATACTTAGTAAAAGAAATATCTCAAGAATTAAAAAAGGAGATAAAATCTATAATTAGAGAAGAATTTAATAATTTAAATAGTAAAAATACAAGCAAGGTAGTAGAAAATACTTATACTAGAGAACAAAGACCAATTAAATCTAATAGTTCTTTAGACTCTCTTCTATCAGGAACTACGCCTTTTAACAGTTCGGATATGGATTATGGTCCTTCAGTAACTACTGAAAATATGAGTATATCTAACTATTCACACGAACCTTTAGTTGATATGGATGGAAAAGTTGTATTACCCTCATCAGAAGGAGGTAATCTAATGAGTAAATTACTTTCTAGAAATTATACACCGGTATTGAAAAAAGCAGAAAAAATAAAATAATGGCTAGAATAATATACAAGGCATATCCGCCTGATACGAAATTAGACAAAGCCGTTGGAATTTTATTACCTTTTAATAGAAATACATTTGTTAAAAGTGCTTTAGAAGCTTACAACAAAAAACCATCAAGAGATGTAGGACCTTTTAAACTATCCTACACTACCGAAGAGCAAGCAATTAGTAATTTAATAAATTTACTAATGACTAGAAAAAGTGAGCGATATATGCAACCTAATTTTGGAACAATTCTCAGAGATTTTGTTTTTGAGCAAAACAGTTCGTTTAATAGAGGTTTTTTAGAGTCTTCACTAGAGGAAGATATAGGATTTTGGCTTCCTTATATAGTTCTTAAAGATTTAAGTGTAGGTATTGGAGGTAATCAAAACTACGGGTATTCAGAGCAAGAAAATTCAGTTAATGTGAGAATAACATTTTCTGTTACAGAACGAGGCGCCAATAGAACAGTAGTAATCTATAATTCGGGTAATGATTTAGCCGCTGAAATATTATAAAAATGAGTAAAAGAAGTAATTTAATTAGTAAGGATGTAAAATATGTAAATAAAGATTTTGGAGAATTCAGACAATCTTTAATAGATTTTTCTAAAAATTACTTTCCTGATACATATAATGATTTTAATGAAGCCTCTCCAGGTATGATGTTTATAGAACTAGCTTCTTATGTAGGAGATGTTCTATCATTTTACACTGATATTCAGTTAAGAGAATCATTATTATCCACTGTACAAGAAAAAATAAATTTATACAATATTGCTAACTCTTTAGGATTTAAGCCATCTTTAATAACAGGAGCATCAGTAGATTTAGATATCTATCAAGTAGTTCCTTCTACCGGAAATGGACCTAATAACAAACCTGATTTCAAGTATGCTTTATCTATAGATTCTAGTTTAGTAGCTACAAGTGGAGAAAATATAACATTTAGAACAATTGAATCTGTCGATTTTAGGTACAGTTCTTCTTTAGACCCTACCGAAATATCTGTTTATTCTATTGATAATGCAGGAGAAGTAGAAAATTATCTATTTAGGAAAAAAGTAAAAGCAGTATCTGGAACTATTTTATCAAGACAGTTTAGTTTTGCAGCACCTAAACCTTATGATAAAATCACCTTACCTGAAAATAATGTTCTTGAAATATTAAGCGTAACAGATTCAGATGGAAATAAGTGGTATGAAGTGCCTTATTTAGCTCAAGATACTATACCAATTCCTGTACAAAATTTACCGCATAATGACCAAAATTTGTCGCAATACAGAGATTCTGCACCTTATTTATTAACTTATTTACAAACAGAAAGAAGATTTGTAACTAGGCTTAGATTAGATGATAGAACTGAAATACAATTTGGAGGTGGCGTTAGCAGTGAAGTCGATGAAGAAATTGTTCCTAATCCTTTTAATGTAGGGTCTGGATTAAATTATTTTGAAAGAGTTGTTGATTTAAGTATATCCCCGGAAAATTTTTTATACACAAAAACTTACGGATCAGCTCCTTCTAACACCACTCTTACAGTACAATACGCCATCGGAGGAGGTATTCCGGATAACGTTTCAGCAAACTCAATAACTACTATATCATCAATAAACGTACTAACTCCTTTAGGTGCTTTAGACTCGACTTTATATAATGCATCTATAGGTTCCCTTGTCATAAACAATCCGGAACCAGCTAGAGGAGGTATATCAGATAAACCAATAGAAACATTAAGAGAAGAAGCTATAAATCACTTTGCTTCTCAGAACAGAGCAGTAACAAAAGATGACTACATGGTCAGATGTTACACTTTGCCTCCGAAGTTTGGAGCAGTAGCTAAAGCTCACATTGAAAGGGATGCTCAAACTAGAGCTTATGGAACATTTGATTTTATTCCAAATCCATTATCACTTAATTTGTATTTATTAGGATACGATAATAATAAGAACTTTAGCCCTTTAAATATGGCAGTAAAAATGAATCTTAAAAATTATCTATTACAATACAGGATGTTAACTGACGCTATAAATATAAGAGATGCTTTTATTATAAACATAGCTATAAGTTTTGAAATATTAACATCCGCTACATATAATTCAAATGAAGTTCTTTTACAATGCTTATCTAATCTTAGAGATTACTTTTCTAATGATAAAATGCAGATAGGTCAACCTATTTATATAAGTGAAGTTATGTGCTTAATCAAAGATGTACAGGGAGTGAAAAATATACTAGCATTTGATATACATAATAAATACAAGGAGGATGAAGGATATTCCGGTAATTACTATGATATAGCTACAGCAACTAGGAATAATATATTATACCCCGCATTAGATCCTTCAATTTTTGAAGTTAAGTATAAGAACAGAGACATATTAGGAAGAGTAGTAAATTTGACATAAAATGCAGTATTCAGTATATCCAATAAGAGACGCCACTATATATGAAGGTAAACCTGATTTAAATTCAGGTTTAGATTCAATAATAGAGTTAGAAAAGATATCTCATAATGTTGCAGATGCTAATGATATTTTCTATAATTACAATTATAATTCTAGGATATTACTCCAAATAGATTCCATTGAGATAAATAAATTAATTCAGAATGGAACTATAGGAAAGTCAAGCAAATACTATTTAAATTTATTCTCGGCACAGGCTGATAATTTAGCTTTGACTTACTCTTTATACGCATATCCTGTCAGTGAATCTTGGAGTCAAGGAAAAGGTTATTATAACTCCTCTCCTCAAATTAAAGAGGGTGTTTCATGGACTTATAGAAATGGCTCTTTTAATATGACAGGTAAACGGTGGACTTCTGGCTCATTTGTTGCAGGAACTACCGGTTCATACGTAACACAAAAGGGAG